GGGCCAGCTCGAGGCGCAGCTGCTCGTGCTTGGTTCGTACGGAGTTGAACGTCGGCCCCACCGGAGCCTTGACAGGGGCTGGCCCACCCCTACGCCTGGCCCCGATCGAGGTGCCCTGCCGCTTCGCCCGGGACCCTCCGCCCCCCTTCTGCGGGTCGGTGTTGGCTGCCCATTCCCTATCCGCCTCCACCGGATCCAGCAGACCCCCCTCGAGGACGGTGATCCGCCCGCCTTCAATCGCCCGAAGCACCGTCGCGCGAGACAGTCCCCGCGACCGGGCATAGGCGCTAGGAGTCACCAGGTCTTCCGGCAGCATCGCCTCAACGGCCACGATGTCCTATCCCCTTGCTATTACGCTAGTTGAAATGTGCCGCCGCCGGGACCCAAGTGACCCCCACCCCTGTCAGGACCCGTAAACCATTGCGATTCATGGGGTTGCGTCAGGCGCGCTCCACATTCATAACCCCTTGCACTGCAATGGGTTTCGCGCTTTATCCATGACGAGCGAACGCCTCATTGATCCGTGCCTGGACGTTGCGAGCGAAGTTGGACTCGAGCACGCGCTCGGCGGTGCGGTAGAACTGGAGTGTCGGGGGGATGCGCACGGTGGGCTTGAAGGCATAGAGCACGGTGGCGATACCGGTGCCCAGGCGCTGCAGGATGCCAACGTTGGGGATCTGGAACGTCCCCAGCAGGCCCTTACGAACGATCGTCCCGGCCTTGGCGGGGCGCGCGTTCTTGCGCGGTCGGCCGCGGGTGGTGCGGCGCAGCTGTAGGCGCTGGATGAACAGCGAGTCGGGCACCAGGGCGGCCTTGCCGGGGCGAGCGCCGCCGACTACGGGGACCGCTACCCCGCCGCCTTTGACGCCGCCCCGGATCCCACCGTGCTCGAACCGGGGCAGGAGCAGCGGTGAGCCGCTGAGTTGGCGCCCGATGCCAACCCCAACTCGGGCCTCCCACTTACCCACTCCGGTGCTGGCGTTGAAGCTGGCCCCGAAGTACTTGACCTGGCGCTCGAGGAACCCGGGTTTACGCACGGTGAATACACGCCGCACCTGCTGCTGCTCCGCCTGCTGCACCTGCTTGGCGGTGTCGTTGATCGCATGCACGGTGGTGAACAGCATGCGCTTGTAGCCCTTGTCCAGGCGCAGCAGGACTTCGGTTGCGCGCGTGTCCACGGTGAAGATCATGGCCTGCCCCACTGGGCGAAAATGTATCCAGCCACGAGGCCAACACCGAGAGCAGCGGCAACGAGCGCAGCGAGGATCACGTCCAGGTCGGGAGGCTGGGGTCGCGGCTTCACGGGGGCCACCTAGGCGACGCCAGCCCGCCCATTACCTTTGACCGCGGCACGCTGGGCGTAGATGTCTCCCAACGTGATCCAGCCCCCCGCCAGGGTGACCATGCGGAGCGCCAGGGCTGGTCTCGGGACGCGGCTACCGGCAAGCCACTGATATACGGGCCACCTGGTGCTGAGGCCTAAGTTGTTGGCCAACCTCGCCGCACCGTAGCCGTGGACCCACGCCCCGAATGTGGTCTTGCGCCTTACTCGACTGCTTGGCGCCATCCGCCACCCCCCGCACGTGATTCCCCAAGACCACGGCCACGCTATTTGACTTGGGGTTACGAGTCAAGGTGCCAAGAAACTAGACCCCCGTCGCCCAGGCGTCGGGGTCCACGCCCGCCTTGCCGGTGGCGATGTCCCGGGCGATCCCGGCGAGCGTTGCCGGCCAGTGGGCTGGGTCCAGATCCGGGGCCGCGGCCCTCAACAGGCCCTCGACGGCCGCAATCCGATCTGCCCCCTCCGGATACTGCTTCGCCGCCTCCACGAGCGCTGCCGCCGCGTCCTCGTCCACCGCGCCCAACGCCTCGAGCAACCGTTGCAGGAAGTCCATCATGCCCCCCTATGGCCAGAGCCGGCGGGCCAGGCCCACGCGGCCGAAGTCGATGTCCACCTTGCCGTCCACCTCGGCGAACCCGTGCGAGTACATGCCGTAGAGCGCCCAGGCGGGGGCGACCTTGCGCGAGACGACGAGGTGCGCCTCGTAGCCCCGCCAGTCGTGGACGCTGTCCTCCCCCAGCCACATGCCCCCGACTCCGATGGCTACGGCATTGGGCGAGCTCGGGGCGCTGGGCCCCGGGTACACCTTCAGGTTCAGTGCCGCCCGAATGGCATTGCGGTGCCCATCGCTGTTGAGCGGGAATCCGTGATTGTAGAGCCCGTAAGCGGACAGCCGCTGGTGCAGGCTGTAGGTCACTGCCCCACCCAGGTCCACACCACGCCAGTTGGGCGTCTCGGTGCCGACGTCCGAGAAGATCATGCCCCCGGCCTGCACGGTCGCCTGCACACGCTTGCCAACCGCGAGTATCGGCACGCCGTCTTGCGCCGAGGCCACTCCCGCCCCCAGCGCCAACAGTGCGACGACCAGCACCACGAGCAGCGCCGGCCTCGGTGCCGCCGTCGTGGTCGGATTGGCCGGGAACACCGGCGAGGTGCTGCGCGCCACCGGTTCCACCACCAGCATGTACGTCACCTGCACCCACGCGAAGGCGATGGCCGCCTGGCCGGCGATCACCAGCGGTGGCAGCTGTGCCTCGACCCCGCCCCACACGGCGAGACCGACGCCCAGGACCGCGGTCAGCACGGCAGTCACCACCAGCGTCTGGCGACCGGCGATGCGCGCGAGCAGCGGCTTGACCCACTGCATCACCATCGGCAGCAGGGTCAGCTTGGCCGCCACTAGCGGCTGAAACAGCACGTAGAACGGCGATTGCGGATCCATTGTGCACCCCCCTTGTCTAAGCCGCGTGTTCCCCTTTCGGCGGATGCGCGGTCCCCGCCTACCAGCCAACTGCCCCCAGCGAGCTGCTAACGGTGAGCCCATGCCGCGACCACCATCAGCACCACCGTGAGTAGCGCCACCACGACACCCCAATCTACCTGCCGTCGTCCTCCTCGTAGTCTTGTTCGCCGCTCCCGTGAATCGAGCGCAACTGGCGGATCTGCTCCCGCACCTGAGCCCGCCATTCGCGGAACGAATCGATCTGCACGCGCTGCGCTGCGCTTTCGCGCTCGAGCACTCCGACCTTCCACCAAGTGATCACCGCGTGGGCGGCGATCCCGCCCAGGGGTATCCACAGCCTTGGATCGTCTAGCCACGACACGCTGGCCCTTTCCGTGGGGAGGTATCAGGCGAAGCGTGGGCCGACGCTCGCCCGCATCGCAGCGAGGGTCTGCCCGCCATGGTGCTCGAAGTGCGGCCGATCGGGACGCTTCCACCTGCCACCCCACTCGAGGCCCAAGGATTCGCCCAGGTCCCCGATCCGGTTCCAGATTGAGTCGTCGTCGCGCGGGCCCGGCGTCCCCAGGTCGTAAGGGGTCCGGTCCTTCTCGGCGACATCGAAGGCACGCCCAAAGTTGTGCCAGGAGTACCCGGGCGGTGCGTTGGTGACCGCCGGTCCAGGAGCAGTCCTGCCTCTGGCATACAACTGCGCCTGTTCCTCCCAAGTCCGTCGGGTGTGCGTCACCATCAAGTTGATGCCCTCGCGGGCGCATGCTGCCAGGAGTTGAACGCACAGCTCCCTCACATCCGGCTCTAGGTCATCAAGATTGCGGCTCATGGCTGATGGCCCCTGCCGGTCATCAGTAGTCCCCTCCCATAGGCGTGTGCGTCGTCCAGGATCTCGCGCGTGTACTCGCCAAGGCGGTCCGGCACCACCTCGACCGGCGGCTCGGGCGGGATGGCCTCCGGCACCCATATCTCCAGTCGGTAATCCACCGCCCACGCTTCGACGGAGGAGTCGAACTGGGACGGCGGAATCAGGAACGCCACCAACCACCAGCCCCAGCGCTGCCCGTTCACCTTGGCCGCCGTCCACGGCAGGCCGTCCGCCGGGTCGGTGGCGAAGTCCTGCGTGTCGCTGGTCGGCGTCACCGAGAGGGCCGACCCCGCCCCACGCTTCGCCCCGGCGATGCTGGGCTGATAGAACACCGTGGCCGTCACCGTCGGGGCCAGGTTGTCCACCCGCTTGCCGCGTGTCACCACCCGCACGAAACTGTAGGGCTCGCTCGCCGTGGCGGTGTCCAGCACCCAGTCCTCGCGGTACTCGCCGCTCGCTGGGCCACCCTGGTCGAGACACACGATGCGGCTCCCCGTCCCGTCGCTTCCGTCCTGCATCTCGGGCGCGGTGGCCGGGAACACCGTCACCTCGGGGACGTTGACCACGGTGTGCGAGCCGCGGTCGCTCGCCACGCGCAGGGTCTGCGCCAGCACGTCAGCCACGGCGCACCACCCAATCCCGGTGTACCGCCGTAATCGTCTCCCAGGTGTAGGGCCCCAGGATCCGCTTGACCACCGGCGGGGCGGCGGTCGTGGTGTAGCTCAGCGACGCCACACAGGTGGCAGTTGCCCCCAGGGCCACCGGATAGAGCCGTGCCGCCACCAGCGACGCCACGCCCACCGCGGTCGCCGTCATAGACCGGGCGAGGCTGGCCGCCCTTGCCAGTGTCGGCACGGTCGCCGCCGCCACCTCGAGCACCCGCCCCAGCGTCAATGCCCGTACCAGGCTCCCCACCCCCACCATCGTGGCGTTGAGCGCCTGGGGGAACGTGCTGCCCCCGCCCGCAATCTTGTCGGCAGTGAGGCTCGCCACGCTGACCGCGGTCGCCGCGAGGGTCCGGGCGTAGCTCGCCACCCGGCCCAGCGTCCCCACGCCCAGCGCGGTCGCGGCGAGGGTGCGCGCGTAGGTGGCGAGCTTGGCCAACGTGGCCACAGAGACGGCGCTCGAGCTGAGCGCGCGGGCGAACACCAGCCCCCGCGCCATGGTGGCGACCGAGACCGCGCTGGCCGACAGCGCACGAGCATAGAGCCGCGCCGCCACCAGGGTCGCCACCCCCACCGCCGTGGCGGAGAGCGTGCGGAAGAATGAGGCAAGGAACGCCAGCGTGGCAGTGCTGCCGGCGGTGGCCGGCACCGACTGGGGGATGAGCGCGGTGAAGTCGGTCGATGTGACCAGCGACGCCGTGCTACCGACCCGGTGCAGGATGTTATTGGCCACCATGGAGCCGGCGGTGGTAATGCCCCAGCCGATCTGGACGAACAGATACTCATTGGTGACGCTGAACGACGAGATGGAGGTGCCGTTGTGCACCGAGGTGGTCTGGGAGCCGGGGCTGCCAATCGTCCCGCCCACCAGCACGCCGCTGGTGATCTCTGTGGCGCTCGATCCATCGGCATTGGCGCTGCGAAATAGCCGGAACCGCCCCTGGCCACGCTGCGCGGTGCCGCTGGTCGCGATCACCGCCATCTGGAACGTCCAGTTGCCGGTGGCGAACGTGCCGCTATAGGGGTTGGTGGTGCGCCAGCAATCTCCGGCGTTGCTGGTCGTGACAATCGATCCGTCGGGCTGCGCGGTGCCGCTGAATGTACCGGTGCCCTGGTTGGAACCTGCGTCAGCCGATGAGAAGTTGCCGGAGGCAACCGTGCCGACCGTCCAGCCATAGGCCGGGCTCGAGGTGGCATCGCTTCCGGGGGATGTCTCGGACATCTCCTGGTGCGTGCTGCCGACAATCGTATTGGTGACGTACCAGGTTTTAGCTGCCACCTAGTCGGCCTCCATGCGTTTGCGCACTCGCTCGAGGTTGGCGTGACTGGTCCAGCGCCCGAACTTGACCACGCCCAGCTTGCGCAGCAGCGGCCCCAGATCGTCGGTGTAGCCGAGGCCGCCGTCGTTCAGGTAGTAGTCATGCCCGCTGTAGACGCGTTTCTGGTCCCCTTCCCACTCGACCGCGAACAGCACGCCGTCGGCCGGAGCTTGGGTCCAGGGGCCGTCCTCGTCCGAGAACGTGCTGCCGTCGTCGTAGTAGAGGCACCAGACCATCGGTCTAGGTGATTTCCAGGTCGATGGTGAACTCGATCTTGTCGCCGTTCACCAGCGCCACACCGGTGAAGTCGCCCTTGACGATCAGCGGCGTGCCGCCGCTCGGTGGACTGCCACTGCCCGCGCCGTCGAATACTCCGGCGTTGGTGATGGTCTTGGTGCCGTTGGCCGTGATCTGAGCCACCCAGCGGATCTTATCCGCGGTCGGTTGGGTGCGGGTCGCCGACACTCGTGCCTCGGTGGCCGGGGTGAACAGGTCGGTGTCGCCCTTGGCCGCCGTCCCCGCCCCGGTGCCCCAGCCGATGTGATCGGCGTTGATGGTCACCGCCCCGTCCAGGGCGTCGACGATATATTCCTCACCCACCGACGTCAGGACCGTTGCCATGTCATCCTCCCTTGCGATTGAGCCCCACGAGGCGAGCGGCGAGCCGCTTGAGCCGCTGCCACCAAGTGCCGCCTGCCAGCACGCCCAGATCCTCGACCTTGCCACTCGCCCGGATCACCCGGGCGCGGATCGTGGTCTTGCCCCTAGCCTTACTCAGTGCCATGCCGCCCTCCCCTAACTGGCCCCGTGGCGAGCCAACTCGATCCAGTTGGTGCCGTCACAGAGCAAGGTGATGGAGCGGTCGGCCGCCCCGGTGAAGTTGGCATCCAGTTTCAGGTTGCTGCCATCGGTCAGGCCGGCGGTGGACGCGAACACCAGGATCACCACGCGCCCGCGGTGCTGGGCGGTGATGCTGGTAATGGTGCTGGTGCCGGTGACGCTGAATACCGACGCCGTCGCGTTGGGCAACGTCATGGTGCCGGCGACGCTCGCCACCGCCATGAACCCGGCGCCGGAGCCTGAGAACGCCAGCGGATAGCGCGCCCCGGTGGCGCTGGAGAACGAGTAGCTGTCCTCGATCTCCACGTCGTCGGCCGCGACGTTGAGCTTGAAGGCGTCGGTGACCGTGGGCGGATTCTGATTAGTGGTCACCATGCAGCCCCGGAATCGGATGTTCTGTGCCGAAGTGAATGCGTTGTTCAAGTCGCCGCTCTCAAACAGCTTCGGATTGGCGGTGTTGGACTGCATGTAAAACCCGTCCACGATCACGTTATCCACGTCGCCAAACACGGTGATGAACGGGAGCGGGTTGGTGAACGGTGTCCCATACTCGCGATAACACTGGTTCAGGAACACGTTGGCGAGTGGAGACAATAGGGATAGACCCACCGACTCGGCGATGCCCTGCCACGAACAACCGACAAACCGATAGTTTCCGCCGCCCACCAGATGGACCGACCCGGTGGGCAGCCACCCGGACCCGACACTCCCCTCGCGCATGAATCGAAGCCCCCTCGTGCCGGCCGAAGTTGGCGCGATGGTGAGGTCGGCGGTGTCGGTGGCCCCGCCGGTGCTCAGGCCGGTGATTTTGGCCCCCTGCGGGATGCCAACGCCATAGACCAGGTCGCCGTTTGCGAGCATAGCAAGTCCACCGTTGGCATCGGTGCGCGACAAGTGCGGTGAGGACGTAGCAACGGTGATGAGCGTGCCGGCCGCACTGATTCCGAGTGCCCGCATGCTGTTGTAGCCCTTGCTGGAGAACTCGCAGCCGACGATGCGGATGTTGTCGGGTGGGGCCTGCGAGTCGCCGATCAGCACGTCGCCGCCGCTCTTGGCGTTGCCGAACTGGCAGTTAATGAGGCGAATCTTATTGAGGAAGTTTCCGACCGTTGCGTGGGCGCGCAGGCCCCACGACGATGAGCGGTCAAAGTTGACATCCTCAAGCAGCAGGCCGGTGGCGGTGCCGCTCGACTTGTTCCAGTAGACATGGCAGCCGGTGCCCGCGGAGTCGGGTCCGTCAATCTGCAGCCCGCTCATCTGGAAGCTGTTGGCCCGCACGTCGAATCCGTGCTGATTGTTCGATCCGCTGGCGAAGTTGCGCAGGAACGAGGACGTAGACCCCTCGCCGCGGATACACACTCCGTTCTTCGTCACCACCATGCCCGCCACCGACCCGCTGCCAAACGCAGGCTTGGTGGCGTGCGAGTAGTGCCCGGCCGGGATGTAGATGGTGCCGCCGGTGGACGGCAGCGCGTCGTGCGCCGCCTGAAACGTGTCGAATTCCTTCACGTTCAGAATCGGGTCCAACCGGTTCGCGTTCTGGTTGTCGAACGACGAGTTGTAGTGCCTGACCCGCCCGCCCTCGTGCACCAAGATGCGCACCCCGGCCGGCACCGCTCCCTGCGTGCCACCGGGAATGGTAATGGCGCTGTTGCCCGGGAACACCGATACCACGCCGTTGCCGCTGCAGTAGGCAATCGCCGCCTCGAGTCCCGCCTGGGTGCCCTCGAACTCCTTGGCCCGATAGTCCCCGGCCTTCTGCGCCCAGCAGCCGAATGCGCCCGCGCTCATGTCTCCCCCATCAGGATGTTGCCCAGCATCAGGCCCTGCCCCACCGGCACGATGCTGGTGGGCAGCGTCGTCATGTCCACCGCGATCACCCGGGTGGCCAGATCGATCGGGCCGTTGGGGTGCACCACCTCGACCACCACGAATCGCTTGCCCACCCACAGTCCGTCGGTGCCCCAGGCCGGGTAGGGGCGCGCCATCTCCTCGCGGAACCCGAATACGTGCCCGCGCTCCACGTCGGGCATGGCGCGGGTCGCGAACTCGATCAGGGGCCGCGGGCCGCGGAACAGGTTGGCGACCCGGTTGCGTAGCGCCCGTGCCGTGTGATCCGACTGGATGGTGCGGGCGCGGATCGACAGCTCGCGGCGCCGCCCGTAGAGTGCGGCGGTGGTGTCCATCAGGCGCTCGAGGATCCCCTTGCCGCCATCGGCGCACCAACTGATGCCGCTGTTAGGGGACAGATCGGCCAACTTGTCCTCGGCGGGGGCGAACCCCAGCAGGTCGGCACAGTTGCGCACCGCGGTCGAGCTGTCGGCGCCCGCCCCGCCGGACTGGAACATGAGGTTGGTGCGCCACTTGAAACCGCTGGTTTCACCAAGCCCCATGATGGCGAAGTGTTTTTCGATCCGCACGTCGTCGGCGTAGAGCTTGGTGGGGCTCGCCGGGATGACGATGTCGGCGCTGGCCTGACTGAACCCGAGCGAGGCCCACGCGGTTTCCTGCATGATGGCGTCCGATTCGGTGGTCGAGCCGTCGATGTGCCACGTGTTGGCGCCGTCGTTGTGCATGACCCAGAACTTCAACTCGCGCCGGTCGTAGCCGCACAGGAACTTGTCGGTGGTGCCGGCTTGGGTGTTGACCGCCGACTGGACCGCCGCTGCCAGCGCCTCGCAACTGGCCGGGGTGCCAGCGGTCAGGAAGGCGCTAGCGTTGCCACCGTTGCGCAGGTAGGCGAGACGATCGTTGTAGTCGGTGGTGATCTGGGTGCCATAGGTCACCTGGAACGTGGCCACGTCGCCCCCGCCGCGGGTCGCCCAGCGCAGTTGCTGGGCGAAGCCGTCCGCCCGGTCGGCGCCGCTGCCCGGGGCGATGGTCGACTGCGGCACGTAGACCCCCACCGCCAGCGACCGGGCGTTGTCGGTCCAGGCGCCGGCTGAGGCCACCTGAATCTGGAACTCGAACGTGTCGTTGACCCCTTCCACCACCTCCATGTTCTGGTCGCGCAGTCCCCGCCAGTCGTGACCGCCAACACTGTGATCGGGCGAGAGCGTGGCCTCGCTGCGGTAGCTGCCGCTGCGTGCGTCGTGGCGGTAGGCCACCCGTATGTCGGTGATCACGTCGGTGAGCGGGGTGTAGCGCACCGCCGGCCCGCCCGGCTGCAGGATATCCTCCTTGCGCAGCAGGTACGGGTAATCCACCGTCGGACTGTCATACCAGGCATGGACGCGGGCATTTCCGTCGTAGGGCGAGATGGAGAACTGCGTCATGCTGTCGGCGGTCAACCACTGGATGACCGACAGCACGTCGGTGGACTCGGTGACGTTGAAGGCATGGACCGGATCCACCCCATCCACCTGGAGGATTGAGCGGATGGCGTTGAAGCTACCGAAGTCGCCGAACACGCGCGGGATCTTGGTCAGCGGCAGGCCGCCGTGGACGTTCAGCAGGTGCATGATGATATCCGTGGGCCGCTCGATCAGCGACAGCGCCCCGCCGGTGTAGTTGCCCGCGTTGTCGTCCAGCACGCCGTCATAGTTGCTATAAAACGACCCCTTCAACTCGGTGACGGCCGGCGTGCGACCGATCGGCGCGAACAGATTGAACGGCGTCACCTTGGGGTTGTGGATCGCTGCGGCTCCGACGATGCCCTTGACCGCATCGCGTGACTGGACGATGCGCTCCGACTGCACCACGTCCTCGATCGGGCGAAAGTCCACCATCAGGCCGACGAAGAACAACCGCACCTTGCCGGCCGGCGAGCCCCCCGACCAGTAGAACTTCCACAGGTACTCGGCGGCCAGCGTCGGCGCGATGTTGGACCCGAGCAGGATCTTGGGCGTGACACTGGCGGCGATGCCGGCCCCGAACAGCGCCACGTCGGCCCCGCCGTTGATGCTCACGTAGCCGTTGAACCCCGCCAGATCGCTACTCGACTGGTAGCCGATCAGGATCGTGTAGGCGACGCTCGCCTTATCGAACTCGTTGGGCACCGGCGGCAGGACGTAGTGCAGGGTGCGCTTGAGGGCGGTGTAGTCGAAGAACGCGAAGTTGTTATCGCTCGGGTCGAGGATCTGGCGCGCGTTGTCCGCCATGTTGGACACCACTACCACGTCGGAGGGAATCATCCCGAACATGGCATAGCGTTTCTCGGCCGGCAGTTTGTAGCCGGCCAGGGTCGAGGTGTTGAAGCTCTCCACCGCCACCCCGTTGGCGTAACCGGTGCCCTCGGGGTCCAGCATCGCCAGCCCGGTGCTGGTTTCAATCCACCCGCTACACCCCACCGACTCGTCCGACACGTTGGCAAGCTGGTGCCCCGCCACCGCAATGCGCGCCTCGCGGTTCACCGTGCCGGCGGCCCCGCTGCGCCCGGTATCCACCATGACCGCCTTGCTGTAGACCCCGGTCGCCGCCTGACCTGCCGTCATCACGTAATAGAAACGCGCCTTCTCCGGGTAGTCGTAGGCGGTGAACTTGGTCCAGGGACGGCGCATCGGCGTCCAGCGGAACTTGCCGTAGCACGAGGGTAACGGCAGGCCGATCGCCCCGTCCGGGGCGCGCGCGAACTCCTTGCGACCGACCGCGCGCGGCGCCAGCGGGCGGTTCCAGGGGATGGCCTGGCGCAGCGACACCGTCAGGTCGTCGCCCACCACCTCCACCTCGAGCACGTTGGCGTCGTAGAGGATACACTGGGCGTCGTCGAAGCCGTCGAGCCCGTGGATGTAGCGGTAGATGAATACCCGCGCGTCCGGCCACAAGTGGCTGATCAGCGACTGGCGCAGCGTCTTGGTCAGGACCGCCGCGACCCCGGCCGGGAACGTCACCTCGGCGTTGGCATAGAACGTCACGCTCGAGGTAGCGAGCCCCAGGTCGGTGTTGGCGAACCCGCCCGGATGGTGGATCGGCCCTACCGACCTGACCAGTCCCTGCCACATCCGCGCCGGCTCGCCCACGTCCACCCCGGCATCGGTTGCCGTGTCGGCGGTCGAGGCGTAGAGGGTGTCCACCTGGGTGCCGTCCACCCGCGGCAGGTCCACCTGGACCAGGAGCGAGAGCCGCCCGCTGCCGCTCCGCCAGTGGTTCAGGAACTGGGCCGTGGCCACTAGCCCAGCACCTCCAGCTCCAGGTCGGTGTTCCAGGTGTTGGCGGGCGCCCAGGCGTGGACCCAGGCCAGCGAGCCACGCGCCAGCACCACCTGGCGGGCCTGGTCGGCATGGTTCAACCACACCGCCGGATCCCGCACCGTGTTGGGACCGAATACTGCGTCGATCTTGGACCGGTCGGCGTCCTGCAGGCCACGGAACGTCAGCACCGCGAGCGAGCGGTCGTCCCCGATCGCGGTGGTGATCAAGTGGCCGGCCCCGTTCCGCGAGTCGATGGTCGGGTGGATCAACTCCTCGGTCGCCCCCGCGCTGTAGACGAAGCCCATGTCGCTGGTGATCGTGCCCAGGTAGAGCGACCCGAAGCTCAAGCCCGGCGTGATGCTGCCGGTGAACTTGAACTCCCAGTAGCGCCCGGTGCCGGTGGAGAGGAACCCCTTGTCGCGCGCCCCGGCGGTGAGCGTATTACTGACGAACGACGTGTAGGCGCTGGCACCGGTCCCGTAGCCGGCCGCAGCGGTACGGAAGCCCACGTCCACCGTCACGTTGACCGGCGTGCCGAACCAGCGCACGGCATGAAACCCCACGAACGTGGGCGAGATGTCCGCCCCCATGTCCACGTGCAGCTTGAACGGGCTCGGCGTGCCGCCGATGGTCGTCACCCAGGGCAGGTAGCGGCTCGGGTTGTGGATGTTGGACATGGGAAACGAGGCGTCCTGCTCGAGCGCCGGGGGGCTCGAGTAGTTGACGCTGTCCCCGTTGGCGATGCGCGGGAACGTCGCCGCCGTGTTGTAGCGCAGCAACTGGTTGCTGGTGGCGGCAAGGAATCGGGTGTTGGCCATCAGTAGGCCCCCGCCACGTTGATGCGATCCCCCGCCCGGCGCAGGCTGCCGGTGGGCAGTTGCAGCGACATGACCAGGCTATGGGCGTCCAGGGTGCTGATGTTGTAGGTCACCTGCCGCGGTTGTTCCTCGGCGGTCGTGACGCGGCTCCCAACCTCTTGGGCGCCGCTCGTTCCAAGGCTCTGCGTGCCGGGTCCGAAGCCGCCCGGGACGATGGGAATGGCCGAGGTAGCCGCACCCAGAACCTCCGCCGCTCCACCCCCGGGGCCGCCCAAGAGCGACAGCGCGAACTTGAGCAGCTTGGCCGCCGCCAGTTGCGCCAGAATCGACAGTACCGCGCTGACGATGCTCTGCATGATGGTTTTCAGCGCCTCGCCAAAGGTCTGCGTGCTGCTGATCATGTTCTGGAACACGACTTGGAATGAACTGAACAACGCCTGCGAGATGGTTTGCATGCTGGCGGTGAATATGTTGTAGCTGTCCAGCACATCATCCAGTTGGAACTTGAACTGCCGGACATCGTCCTCATTGATCATCTGTCCCAGCAGGTCGTGCTGTTCCTCGGTGAGCGGGGCGCGCGTCAGCGCCGGCCGCAGCGCCTGGATCTGGCGGCTCTGTTCGGACTCCCGGCGCACCTGCTCGAGCGCGTCCGACAACCCCAATACCTGTTGCTCCAGCGGCGTCAATTCGGCCGACCCCAGCGCCTGGATCGCCCGGTGCAGCGCTTCCGCCTGGCGCACCACCGGATCGAACGTGGTGCCGGAGAGCGAGAGCGCCGCCTGCCTTAGCGCCTCCGCTTGCGCCGTCAGGGTGGCCAGCGACTCGGGCGACAACCCCACGTTGCCCACGCCCTCGCCCGCGGCCCGCACGTCCCGCAGCGCCTCCTCGAGCGCGTCCGCCTGCCGGGACAACTCCGCCAGCGACGCCTCGTTGGCCATCTGGCGCAGGCCCTGGTTCAAGACGTTGACCTGCTCCACCCCGAGGCTGACTTCCGACGCCGCCTTGAGCGAGCGCTGGAGCGCCGCCACGTCGGCCGCCAGGGGCTTTAGGTCCACCGCGCCAAACCCCAGCAGGGTGCGCGCCAGGCGCTCGGCCTGGGTGTTGGTGCGCCCGAATGCATTGGCCACGTCCACCAGGTCCTGCGCCTGGGCGAAGCGGGCCGGGTCCAGGTCCTGCGCCACCCTTAGCAGTGCGTCCTCGTCCTCGAGGGCGGCGAGCGAGGCGGCGAGCCGGTCCACCTCCTCGCGCGCCAGCCCGGTGCGGCGCCCGAACTCGCGCAGCGCTTCGAGGTTCCGATCCGATACCACCGTGGCCGCCGGCTTCACCTCGAGCGGCGGCAGCGGCACGAAGAACAACTGCTCGCTCAACTGGCGCTTGCGGTCGGCCCGCTCCAGCGCTTCCTGCGCCCGGATCACCTCCTCGGCCTTGGACCGCTGCATGCCGAACAGGTCCACCAGCTCCTGCACCTGGGCGGCGTGTTTCTTGACCGCGGCGCTCGCCTTCTCGTGCTCAGCGGTGGCCTTGGCCACCACGTCCACCACCGCTCCGGTCTCGCTCACCATCTGAGGCAGGTCGTCCTGTCCGAACTCGCGCACCGTGCCCTGCAGAATCCCCAGCTGCAGCTCGGCCTCGGCGACTTTCTTCTTGAACATCTCCACCTGTTCCTGGGGCTTGCCGAACAGCACGTCGCTCAACCCTGAGCGCTGGCCGCCGACATTGAACAGGGCGACTTCCTGCTGCTCTTGCGCCTGGCGCTGCGCCTCGGCGAGCCCGCGGCGCAATCGGGCGATCCGCTCCTGGAGCTGCTCCTCGTGGCGCGCCAGAGCTTCGTCGGGGGCCGCCTCGGTGAACGTGTCGATGATGTCGTTGGCCGCCTCGGCCGCCGCGCCCTTGACGCGGTTCATGAAGCCCTCGAACCGCCCGGTGAACTTTTCCCACTCGCGGTCGAACTTGCGACCCGCCTCCACCATGTCGGTGCCCATGAGTTGGCCGGTCTGCTCCATCTCGCTGCGCAGCTCGGGGAACGACTGGCGGAGCCCGTCCAGCACCGCCAGCAGGTCCTTGCCGCCGCGCCCCAGCAGTTCCTGGGCGGCATGGGCGCGCGCTGCAGCGTCGCTGCTGGTGCGGAAGGCATCCGACAATTGGAGCAGCGCCTCGAACGGGTCGCGGGTGCTGACCCCGAGGCGTGCCAGCAGCGGGTTCTGCTTGTCGATTTCCTGGTTGAGCCGGAACAGGGCGGTGCGCGCCACCTCGGCATCGAGCCCGGCCCGCTTGAACAACTCCTGTAGCACCTGGAGGTTGTCCACCGAGACGCCGGTGACCCGCGACAGGTTATCCAGCTGCTCGACCGTGTCGCCGAGGTTCTTGGCCAGCAGCACCGCGCCGCCCGCGGCGATCCCCAGGGCGGCCCCCAGTCCCGCTACCACGCCGGCCACCGGGCCCAGCGCACCGGCGGCGCTCGCCACGCTGCTGATCTGGCTTGCCGCCTGGCTCGCCGCCGGGGAGATGGTGGCCAACGCCCCGTTCAATTGGCGCAGGTCGATCGCGGACGCCCCGGCCTTGCGCGACTGGGTTTCCAGTTGCTTGAGTTGGCCGATCGCCTGGTTGAGCGCCGCCTGGGCCTCGTTGCGGGCCCTGATGATCACCTCGACCGGGGTTTCGGCCACCGGCCTAGACCCTCATGGCCAGCCGCGCCAGCAGGCGCAGCCGGTGAGCCACCGCGTCCGGCCCCGGGTCGGACTGCAGGTCGCGCGACACGTCGTAGGCCCGGTGCTTACGCGCCGCCGCCAGCACGGCGCGGTCGGCCTCGAGGGCGGCGAGCGGGGGAAGCCTCCACCCCAGCAGCCGGTGCGGGCGGCTCTCCGGGTGCATCCGGGCGATGTCCACCAGGTCCTCCGCCAGCAGGCCCAGCTTCTCCCCCAGCGGCGACTCCTCCGCGAAAGGCCGCGCCCGCAGCGGCCTGCGTGGCGATCCCTTCCGTCGTGAACGCGGCAATGGCGGTCGCGACCGCGTTCTGTGCGGCCACCGGCAGGTCATCCCAGCGCGGGGGGCCGCCGCCGTTGAAGCTCAACGACGGCGCCACCACCGCCGCCTCCGCCCACTTGCGGTACAACTCGAGCCGCGCCTGGAACCGCTCGGCGTTGCTCACCGTGCCCTCGGCCGGCTCGTCGGCCAGCGTGTAAACCATGACGTTGGGGAGCCGGCGGATGGTCAGTACCAGCGGCTGACCATCGGCGCCGCGCGTCCCCGGCAGCGACACGTTGCGTGTCTCCTCGTGGGTGAAGTCCTCAGCCGGTGACGCCGGCCGATCGGTGAACAGGTCCATGCGTTGCTCCTAGATGGCGGACTGGCTGTTGCGGAATCGCATCCACAGGGTGCCGAGGGTGCTGTCGTGATAGGCCTCGACCGTGGATTCCAGTGAGATCACACCATAACCCGCCACCGGATGCGAGGCCCGCGTCACCACCGCCTTCTCCGACTTCACCTCGAACTCGTAGAAGTTGGCCCCCAGCGCCGGCCCCACGAACACCATGCGCGGGGTGGCGTTGGTGAACAACTGGAGCGCGTTCAGCACGTCGGTGGTCTGCAGCGTCTCGGTGAACCGGTACGTGGCCTTGACGAAGTCGTTGCGGATGAACTCGGCCGGGTTGCGGCTGCCGAAGAAGAACCGCTCCGAGTCCACCGGGGCCTCGTAGCGCAGCTCCACCGTCGTCATCAGCAGGCCGGTGGTGAGCACGCCGTTGTCCATCGTGGTGCCGTGGTGGAACAGCACCGGGAGCACGTTGGGAGCGACCAGCGACGAGGTGGGCGTGAATCCGGTCACCTTGTCCTTGGCCAGCACCTCGAACTCGGCCGTGAGCATTGCCTCCTGCCCCTGGCCGGCAGTGCCGCGGATGGTGAGCGACGTCAGGATGCAGCCCAGCAGCCGCTGACAGGTGCCGGGCTCGATGTCGCCTTCGATCAGTTCGATGGTGAGCGAGCGGACCGCCAGCTGGGCCAGGTTGTCGTGGATGATGTGGTCCCACGACACCGCCGACTCCACCACGGTCGGCGTCCAGGTGACGCCGAACAGCGATTTCATCAGCTTGAGCATGCCGTTGTAGTTGACGCGCACCACGAAGTTGCCGCGGTAGAGCGTGCCGCCCTGGAACACGCCGCGCCGGCCGACGCTGTTGTTGAGCGACGGGTCGAGAATGATGCCCTGCTCGGGCCCGACGTCGATGCTGATGACCTCCAGCCGGTCGGTCGCCGCCACTCCGGTGCCCCAGGTGGACTCGAGGCCAAACTGGATGTAACTCTTTCTGCCCTCGCCAATGGCCATGTCCCCGCCCCTCCCCCCTTACGCCGTCAGGTCAACATGCCAGTCGGCGGTCAGTGTCATCGAATAGACGGTCGCGCCGGTCACTTCCTCGGCTCGCTCGTCCCGCGCGTAATGACCCATGGCGATGCCCGCATTGGCCCCCGCCGCCTCGAGCGCCGGGTAGCCGGATCGCAACGCCTTCTGCACGTCGCGCACCAGACGCAGGGCCTTGCGCTGCCCCAGATCGCTGTCCCGCGACATGGCCCATATCTGGTAGGTAGCTCGCTCCATGTGCCGCGGCGAAGCGTCGGGCAGCAGGGTCTGACTCTCGCTGTGCACCAGATAGATGGCCTCGCCCAGACCCTGCGGCACCGCGCTGCGCGGCACCCCCACCTGCTTGGTCGGGTTGGTGTTGTAGTCCGGCCCGCCGACGATCAGGTCGAGCCGCGCCTTGATGGCGTCCAGCACCGTCTCCGCCGTCACCACCGGGACCGGCATGCGTCACACCCTCGCGCATATGACAGACTCGTGTTCCGTGGACACCCGACGCACCGCCACCGCCTTGTAGGCGGTCGCGGGCGCCGGGTAGTCCACCGTCACCGTCACGCCTTCCACCAGTGCGGGGAATGTCCCCGGGACGGTGCGCAACGTGATGGCGCGCCCGACCAGCACCGAGTTGGCGGTGGCGGCGATCTGCTCGTCGTTGTCCGACACAATGCAGCGCGCCGTGACGCTGCCGACGGTGACCGACACTCCCCACTCGTCCAACATGGGCTGGATGTCGGCCTGTCGCCAGATGTTCGCCACGGCGGCCGCCTGCTACCGGTACTTCTTGAATCCGGTCAGCGTCACGCTGATGAGCGCCGACGTGCCGACGGTCGCCCCGTACTTGAGGAACCGCTTGGCGGTGCTGGCGTTGAAGCGCACCGACGAGAGAGCGCTGGCCGACGTGCCGAACGCACCGCTGGTGAGCTCCACGTTGGTGTAGGTGCCGCCGCTGGTGTCCGACGCAGTGAGCAGCGGGACCGTGAAGGCGCCGGACAGTGCGCCCAGGTTCTGCTGCACCTCCACCTCGCCCTCGTAGTCCAGCAGGTCGAGGGCCGTGGACAGGAACGCACCAGCGCCCTGGCTGACCGGCGAGACGATGTTGACGGGGACCGACTGCGACATCTGCACGCTGGGTGCGGGCATGGTGCTATTCCTCCTCGCGCCGCATGCGCGGCTCGCGGTGTTCCGGCTCAGGCTCGCGCGTCTCGATGACGTCGAGCGTTCCGGCCCGCCGCCCGGACACCGGTGGCGGTGCCGGGTCCGCCTCCGCCGGTACGACGTAGCCCATTTGCGTCCACCGACGGGCGTTGTACTCGTCGGTCTCGAACACCTGCCCGGCCTCGACGTTCTCGCCGCTGCCGATGCAGAACCCTGTCAGCGCTTTGACCTTCACTGGTTGCCTCCCGTGTGCGGGGTGCGGGGCCCGTCAAGGATGCCCGGGCCCCCTCCGCACAAACCGGTTACGCGATGGTCGCGCCGTGGGACTTGGAGAACGACTGACCGTGACGCAGCAGGATGTCGACCATCTGGAACGAGGTGACCTCGATCAACGCCCGCTTCTTCTTGGCGTAGGGGTCCACCACGATCTCCAGCGAGCCGAACATGCCGATGAGCATGTCGCCCCAGTTGCCGAACACGATGCCGTGCTGCGACCCGCCGGACTCCGCCGAGTCCACCATGGTCTTGCTGACCTGATTGGTGGCGCGCGCCGGGTAGCCGAGCACCGTGCCCTCGCGGAACGTGCCCTGCCAGATCCAGTTGGCCATCGTGCCCGTCGGGTGCTCGGCGATGCCCTTGAGCTTGGCCGCCATGAGCGGCGTGGTCACCCAGCCCAACGACCCCTCGTCGGCGTTCTGGTCCGCCACCTTGCCCGCCTGCGACAGCAGCAGGAGGTAGGTGGGATTGCCACCATGCGCCTCACTGGAAACATCCGGGGCGAGGTAGATGCCGGTCGGCTGGCCGGCCGCGGACTGCCCGTGGATGGCCGCCCGGTCCCACGCCAGGGCGTGGATGAGGGCGAGGTCGTTGCGCACCAGACCCTCCGCGTCCACGCTGGACTGGACCAGCAGCTGGCGCGAGTAGGCCGTGGTGCTTTGCAGCGTCTTGGGCTGCATGGTGACCAGACCCAGCGCCAGGTCGCTGTCGGCCAGGTCTGCCGCCGGGTTTTCACCCACCCACGACGCCGTTCCCGCCCCGGTCTGCTTGGGGAACCCGACCGGGCCCGACAGGCCGGTCAGCGTCCGCGCACCCAGCGCGACCACCGCGCTGCGGTTGCGGAGCAGCTCGATCAACTCGCCCGGCTGTTCGAACACCGTCTCCGCGCCCTTGGTGCCGGTCTTGCTGTCGAGTGCGCGGCGCTCCATCTGCTGCCAGTACTCGTCCGGCGTGCGCAGGTCCATGGGCACCAGGACGCTGTTCTGCCGGACCGACAGCCCGGCCTGCAGGTAGCGGTCGGAGAGCGCCTGGTGCATCTCGGCCTCGATCCCGTCGAGCTTGCCGTGGCCGGCAGCGAGCAGGATGGCGCGCGCGTAGCTGTACCGCTTGCGGTCGCTGTAGCGCAGGCCCTTCATCATGTCGCCGCCCGCCGGCGCCACGTCCTCGGCCGCCCGCGCCTTGCCGCGGTGGCGGATGATCTCGCGGCACACTTGGTCGAGGGTCAGGCCCTGCTCGATGAACTCGGGCGCCATCGCCCCCATGCCGTTCGTGTCGCAGACGCGCAGGATCTCGGCGCGGTCCTTGTCCCGCTGCCGCTCCGTCTCGCTGCGGTGGTCCTCGGTGAGAATCTGCGCCGCCGTCTTGCCGGCCGCCGGTGCCCCGTTCCCCTCGCCCATCTCCCCCACCTTTCCGGCCGGCTCACCGGCCCCCGCCGCGGGAACACCCGCGACACTTCGGCCCACACCGACCGACAGGTCGGCCGGCACGCTGACGATGCTCAACTCCGCCGGCTCCCACCGCGTGACGTGGAATACGTCCACGTACATCGGCTTGCCGTTGGCGTCCTTCCCGACCTCCCGCGACTCCACCTCCCAGTCGTGCACCATGTAGCCGACCGACGTGCTTTCGCGCGTCTGGTCGGCCACGTCCTGCTCGATCTCCTGCCCGCGGGTGCTGCGGCTGAACCGCACCCACCCGCGCTGGACCCGGTCCGCATCGACGCGCACCGTGCCGTTCATCACCTTGCCGACCTGGTCGCCGCCGTGGTCCACCAGCACCGGCGCGCCGGTGTTGATGCGCGTCTGGACGATGGCCCCCGGGGCGTGCGACAGGATCTCGATGCCGAACCAGCGCTGGATTTCGGCCTCGCTGCTGATGGCCACCTCGTAAAGCATTCGCCCGTCGTCGCCTTCCTTCGCGACGCCGCGCGTCACAAGCTCGTCAGCGGGCACCGCCCGACGCGCCATCGGAAACTCGGCGTGCCGGATCCCCCCCGCCGCCTCCCCCGGTGCCAGGGGAAACGGCCGCTTGTCACCTGCCATAGCGCCACCTCCACCGCCTCGTCGTCACGACGTGGCCATTGCCGTTACCGTTGGTCGTGCCGTTCGCCACCCCAACCACCCATCGCTCGCCCTCGTCCTCCGCCGGCGCCGCAGCCTTGGGAGCGCTCGCCGGCTGCGGGCCCGCGATGTCCACGCCGTAGGCGCGCGCCAGCTCCTGCTCCTCTGCCAGCTGCTCGAGCGTTTCCTCGTAGTCCTTGCCCTGCTCCGCCAGCAGGGCCGTGCGCGACCCCAGGCCGGTCTGGATCTCCTTGATGCCGGCTTCCGTGTCCTTGGCCGGGTCCACCCACTGCCAGCCGCGCGGGGTCCACTTGACCGCGAGGAACTTCCGGCGGTCTCGGCTGTCGAGCGACAGCGCACCATTCAGGAGCGCCATGTTCATCCACTCGGCATAGACGGGTTGCAGGAACGCGTTGATCCACCACGTCTGCAGCGTGCGCCACAGGTCGCGCTCGATCAGCGTGCCGCTGCGCATGCTCGAGTAGTTGACGTGCTCGAGGTCGTTGGCGAGCGCGTTGTAGGACAGGCCCAGGCCACTCGCGATCTTGCGCAGCACGCCCTTGATGAACGCCTGGTAGTTGTTGTTGGGGTGTTGCGGGTCCCACGACGCGAGGTCGTAGCCCTCCGGCGCGAACACGAACTGGCCCGGGTTGGCCTCCAGCTCCGCGCGGCCCTCCGGGTCGGTGGCGACGTCGCCCGCGCCCTCTTTGCGCGTGAAGAACCCCATCGCGCTGGCGGCCAGGCGGCACGCCGTGATCTCCGCGTCCTCGTACCCGTCCAGCATGTTGAGCGCCCACATGACCGGTGCCAGCCAGGTCACTCCGCGCGTCAGGTTGGGACGGTCCATGCGGTAGAGGTGCAGCACCTCGTCCGCCGGCACGCGCTCCATCTCGCGCCGCGGCGCCACGCCGCCCTGGGTGAGCGGGGAGTCCCAGATGTGGTAGGCCAGCGGCTTACCGTAGGAGTCGATTTCGACCCCCATGCGGATCTCTGGGCGGCGCTGCGAGACCGGGCGCTGGTAGAGCTCGTCCACCAGGTCCGGGTCCACGGCCTCGAGCGCGAAGCCGAACCGGTTGCCGGTGAAGCCGCGGCGCAGGCGCACGAACGCCTCGCCCTCCTTGGCCGCCGTCTCGAGCGTCAGGTGCTGGAAGTCCACCAGAGACAGCTTGCCGTCCACCGTCGGCGCCCGCCCCCACTCGTCCCAGGCGGCCTCGATGCGATCGTTGGAGAGCCGCGACAGGACCCCGCTGTTGTCCCGCACCTGCGCCTGGTGGCGCGGGCCGTCCGGGCCCACCACGTTCACCCGCAGCAGGTTCAGGTACTGCCGGATATACGGGTTGTTGCGCGCCAGATCCCGCGCCCGGGCTCGGAGGCGCCCCAGGACGTGTCGGATCTCCTCGTCGGCCGGCACCCGGCTGGCGTTCCAGTCCAGGGTGAGCCGGTTGAACTCGGCCCCCTTGAACGCCATGTCGCGGCGCCCACGGCGGGGTGGTGCGACGGCCTTGGGCACCCGCTTGGCGCGTCGGTGCGCGGCGGCGGCGGCCTTGGCGCAGTCGGTGAACGACATGCGGTCGGGGATCACGACTCGGCGCTCGCCCCGGTGAATACCGCGCGCACGATGCCCAACTTCCCGGGGTTGCGCTGCTGGGCGACGGCCCGCTCGAGGTAGCTACGGAACTCGAACCAGTCGCGCATGCGCGTTGCGGTCTTGGCGCGGTCGGCGATCTGGTAGGACTCGGTGTCGGTGGCGATGCGCCCGAGGATGATGTCGTTGACCATGCGCAGCATGGTTTCTTCGGGCGACTGATAGGTGCCCGCCGGCGCCCCGGCGATGTCCGGCGCGATCGTCAACGTGCCCTGGTCGCCGGTCACGACTTCGCTGCCCTTGGTCAACCGTTCCTGCCAGGTGTAGATCCCCTCGGGGAAGCGGAACGGCAGCGTGACGCTGGACCCCGCAGCGCTCGCCGGGGCGTTGATGCGCGCCGTGGTCGCGCTGGGGAGCGATAGCGCGTAGCCGTGGGGCGGCAGGTCCGGGTGGGTGACGAAGTATCCGGGCAGCACGCCGTCTGACGGGAAGCTGCCTGCCGCGCGCGTGATGACGTCGCCGCCCGCAGACCAGCCGCAGCCGGCCACCTGCACGGTGGCGGTCGCGGCGGCCGGGATCGTGACCAGGTAGCCCTCGCCGGACGTAGTGGCCACCACCGACAGCGTCGACTGGCCGGCGAGGTACAGGGTGAGCGTCCAGCCGTCGCCGGGCGTGTACGGCGCGCGCGTACAGGTATAGGCCACCGTGGTGCCGGCGATGAATCGCGACGGCAGGCTGGCGGCAGGGCTGGTCGCCATGCCCGCCACGGTGAGTCACGGCGGGGAGCCGTGACTAGATTACTCTACGCTAATACTTCTGGCCCTACTTTCGCGCGGCGATTTGCCGCAACAGGAGCAGCTCCTGTCGATTCTGAACTGCCTGGAGGAAAGCGAGCTGGAGCAGCGCTTCATCGACTAGTTGCGTTACCTGCGGAGCGGACCTTGCACGGCCTTTTGCCAGCACATAGTCGCCCAGCACATCGCCAAGCAGCATCGTTAGTAGCGCCGGGTCGGAAGCCGCTTTGGAGTAGATCTCGACCACGCGCAAAGACAGAGCAGGGGGCACGGGGCGGTCCCTGCCAAAGAGAGACATTAGCGATAGCGTCTCGCCGAGATCGTCCAAGGCATCCAGCGTGTCGAGCGCCGCGCGGTATTCCGTCAGAGCCCTGAGAGAATCGAGTCGGGCTGCCTGTAAAAACGCGGAACGCGCCTTCAGCGAATCTATCCTCGTGGTGTACGCGTCCTTCGCCTGCGCGCCGGCACTCCGCGCCCCCAGGTGGTAGGCCAGCGCGAGCAGGCAGATCCCCGCGCATACGTAGAAAAACGCCTTCGCCCGATGCATGTGGACCTCCCATGTCTGCCGGGGGCCCGTCGAGCACCGTGCGCGGCGGCCTGCGGCGCATCGAGTTTACGCCTCGGCTGCCTTGCCTGGCCATACCCCGACGGTAGGTGTGGTTTGGACGGCAGTAGCGCGCGGGTCCCACGGCGGTATTTCGCGCCCCGCTGGCAATCTGTTCTGCGACTTCAGTTCCTCGCCATATCCAGCCAGCAGCAGGGCGAGGTTGCCGTTAGCGGGAGTGACCGTCCGCAATATGCCGGACATGCAGGCGATCACGTGCCCACTGGCGCGGTGGTCGCGTTCGTGGTCAAAACACGGCCATAGATTCACAAGGAAGCTCCATGCGGCGCGGTCGCTGCTGGTGCCGCGCCTGACCGAACGCTTCCACGGGGGCAGTGTGGCCCACAACTCTGCGTCCTTCGGGTCCACCTCGTGTAGTTCCAGAAAGTCGGCTTGTTCGTTGGGCGGCATCGTTGCGAGTTTCCGGCAGAATGCCACATCGGTATTTAGCCCCCGGCGCAATAGGTGGCGGTCAACGCCGGGGTCGATGCCGGGAAATAGCACCGACGCGACTACAAAATGTTGCCAATTCCTTCGCAGCTTGACCGCAATGCCCACGCTTAGGGCTATGCGATCGTGGCCCCGGATTGATTCTGCTAGCTCGTTTCCAACCTTGTTAAGGCACGTGGTCAAGATATATTTTCGATCCCTCCGCGCACATTTTTGACACCTGCGGCCATCGGACCGCAGGTGTCCACAACCGCATCGCTTGCTCCTATGCATTGAACTACGCCGCCTTCTTCTTGCGGTTCTTCCTTGTTCCGCGAGCAGTCAACAGATTCATGACTTTCCCCTCGCGTTCTGAGTGCAACCCGGCCAGCACCCACTGGACGACGTTTTTCGTCGGCGCCTTCTTCGATTTGAAGGCGTTTTCCATGGCGAGGTATAGCTGTTTACCAACCTGGAAGCGGATACTATCGGCCGGTGCGGTAGCACCCTGGTTGATGGCGTCCACCAGCAACTGGTCTACCGTGGCCGGGGTTTCGCCGTATTCCTGAATCAGTCTCGCGCGCACGACCGACAGTTGCCGCGGCGGGAAGATGCGCGACAGCAACGGCTGTTGCTCTGCCAGCCATTCCTGCGGCACGCGCACACACTCCATGATGAAGGCCTCCTTGGAGATAAAGAACTCAAGGAGTTCGCGCCTACCGGCGGCGAACACCTTGCACAACGCCCTCGTAACCGCTGACGCAATGCCCGCATCTGTTTCGGACAATTTCCTTAACACCGTGAGGTCGTCAGCAAGGGTCCGGGTGGCACCGATGTCCATGCCCATGGTGTCGCCGATTACCGCCACCGAAACGACAACCGCCTTGCCCGTTTCAGCCACGGCCCGCGCCCGGTGCTGTCCGTCTGCCAGGCGATTGCCAATAAAACAAATGGGCGGGGATTTGCGCGGGTCCCACCAGCCTTGTGTGATTTCCCGCTTCAACCTCTCCAGATTACCAGCGCGGATTTTGCGGTTGAGTTCGTTACCGACTTCCAGAATTTCTTTCGCCAACTCCGGCGTAAGCGTTACGGCAGGAAGCAGCCCATCGGCGGGGAGCTTGGAAAGCGCGACTTGCAGTTCGACCAGCGATGCAAAGTTCTGCGACATGGCGTGCCTAGTCCTTTACGTGTTGGAGCCGTGCCGGATTATTCCGCATTTGCGGATTCGTTGGAGTTGGCTCCGCTTGGGTTGCCTTGGATTAGCTTGACACCTTGAGCACCGCCTCACCGATACATTGTCTTGATCCTCCCCCAGGTCGTGGCGCCGACCGGAACCGCCTGCGCCCGCCCCGCGTCGTAGTGGCGGACGGCATCGTGCTCGCCCAACGCGCGCTTGTAGAACGCAACGTGAGCGAGCGAGCCGTGGAACGGCGGATTGCCGCAGTAGCTCTCCGTCCCGTTGATGCACCAGTAGAGCGGCACGCTGGCACCGCCGAGACGTAGCGGACTGCCGCTCGTCGCCGGATAGCCGTCGGGCACCGGCATGGACGCATCGAGCGCGCCGTTGACGTAGACGGTCATGGTCCCGCTGGCGACGGTGGCCAGCACGTGCGTCCATTCCCCGACTGCGGGCTTGGCGTTCGTGTAAAGGACGTGCCCGTCGTACACGCCGCTCTTGGCCACGTTCGACTGGAACCCGCCGTGGTAGTACCGGGTGCTCAGGTTGTAGCCGCCGCCCGCGTACGGATGGCTCCAGTTGAGCGGACCGTAGGCGGCCATCTTCTGCACGAGGACCTGCTCGCGCAGGTGGAGCCCGATGTCGCTCTTGAACCACGCCTCGATGGTGTAGGGCGGCACGAGATCGATGGCGTCGCAGTGCTCGGCTTCCCAGTATCCGGCCTGCGCGAAGTTCCACTCCATCGGCCCGTTGTAGTGCCACGAGGTGCCGCCCGCCGGTATCCCGGGAGAGCCGAGCCCGCCGAAGGCAACCCACACGTTGTACGTCGGCGTATGACTCGCGACTTCGTGCACCGACATGGAGTTGGGCGGGTCGTTCAGCGGCCAGTAGGCGCTCGGGCGGTCGGCGAGCACGGTGTTGATGTAGAGGTCTTGTGCGAGCGCGGGAACGGCGCACAACAAGGCGATTACTACGACGATGCGTTTCATTGACCCTCCTTGGTCTCCCCCGCCGCGCGCCGGATGGCCATGGCAGCCTCGTCGCGGTTGTGCGGGTCCATGACCGCGGACTCGACAATCCGCGCCGCCTGTTCCATGCCAGCCAATCGCGCCGTGCGCTCTCGGTCGCACAACCAGGCGGCGATGCGCGACACATCCCGGCGCGATCTCCAACCGATCGCATCGAGCAGCGCGCCCACCGCCTGGACCGCCGCGTCCCGCTCCGCCAGCATCGCGCCGATACGCGCCAACTCCGCCCGCGCGTCCGGCGGTTGGGCGGGGTGCGCGTCCGTGTGCAGGCCCGGGCTGTCCACTACCCTCCCCCGCCCGCATTCCGTTTCGTTCATGCCGCCCCCACGACCCGGCCGCGCACAGAGCCGCACCGCTGCCCGTATTCGAGCGTGCCGCCCTGGCGGATCGTCGTCCGCCACCGCCACAGGGTGCTGGGCGTCACACCCAGCTCGTCCGCCGCCCACACGAGACTGCCGCCGCAGTAGTCCATCACCATGGCGACGTGGCGTTGCACGGCTGACGCCAGGCGCAGGTCGGCAAGTCCGTTGGCGTGGTGCCATGGCGGGGATGGGATGCTGACTTCTTCAGGCCACCTCACTGCGGCCCCCGGCGTCGCACGAGGAAAACGGCGTCCTGGCCTGGCACCGTCAGGCTCGATGCGGTGGCACCGTTGTTGACCGACGGCGTCACGGTCCCGAAGATCCGCCACAATCCGCCGCCCGTGTAGAGCGTGACCGGGACGCGCCGCATGTTGACGAACACCGCGCCGTTCTCGAAGTCGCGCCGGAATAGGACCGGCGTCGGTACGCCTTGAACAGTGTCCCTCGCCAGCACCTGCGCCGTATCGCGCGGCGCGCCCAACCACCCCTTGAACCGCACGTCCTTGACCGCGACACCCTTCGGCGTGACCGCGTACTCATCCCACCACCACGGCAAGTAGCCGCGCGCGTTGTCCTGAATCGAGCCGGTCAGCGACCCGGCGCCACTGCCCAGCGTCGCCACCGCCATCACCAGCCGCTGATGCTTGACGTTGTAGGGATCCTGCTGGTTCGCGCTCGAGCGCCAGGTGGTCAGCAGGTTGCGCGTGGGCTGGTTGTAGTAATGCTCGCTGGCCAGGTAGTGCTGGACGCTTTCACCCGGCTGGTAGGGCCAGTTCTCGTTCATCCACGCGTTGGCCGTGGAGTCGCCGCGCGGGCCACAGTTGCCGCACACCGGCAGGCCGGGCGCCTGTTCGCGCAGGCGGGCGAAGTAGGCGGTCACCCCCGCCTTGTAGGCGCGATCCCAATCGGCGAGCGACGCGTAGCCGCTGCGCACGTAGTCGATCTTGTCACCGAGGTTCTGCGTCCAGGTAATGCCCTGGCATATCTCGTCGGCGAACAGGTCGGTGAAGATGGACGGGTCAGCCCAGCGCACGAACGTATCGGCGAGCGCCACGGCGATGCCCGGCTTGGCGAGATCCACGTAGCCGCACCCGTAGCCGCGGTAGTTCCCGCCCGTCACGCTGCTGTAGAGCACCGCATTGTGCTGGCGAATGGCGCGCCACCTAGCCCACAGGTAGTTCGTGCCGCTCGTGTCGCAGCCATAAGGCACTTCCCCGCCGTCGTAGCACTCGACGCACGCGTGGAAGGTCCCGGCGGGCGAGAACGCATAGAGCCGCATGCCGGGGTTGAGCGAGCGTAGATAGCGAAGCGTCTTGTTCCCAGGTGTCCCGGGCGCCGCCACGTCGAGCAGGACCCAGTCCCACATCGCCTGTTCGCGCACCAGGGCGCTGTCCATGACGCCGCCAGACCAGAACGGGGCGCCGTTACTGAACTGCCAGGAGTACATGGCGACGCGCGGATACACGTCTCGTGCGACGGCGGTCGGTGGCGGCTTCGGTTTCGGTTTGTGCAGGATGATCGCGATCCCGATCGTAGCTGCGAACATCGCACCGAAGATGGCGCCCAGCTTCAACAGGTCCCTCACGATTCGCCCCCCTTCTTCGGTTTCTCCACGCGGTCGATCACCATGTGCGCCGGTGCGTCGATTCCCAGCTTCACCTGGGCCCCGCGCAGCTCCATCCCGCTGACCGTGATCTTCGTCACCATGATCTCGATCTCGCCGATGCGGATCGATTCGTTGACGCGTCGGGTCAGGATCAACACGAGGGCGCCTCGAGTGGTGATGTTGGCCACGCCACACCGAGCGCACGCACCGAATCCGCGACGAACTCGTTCAGGCGTGGATAGCCGTTGCTGCGAGCGTTCGTGATGATCCGGGCGACGTCTCCAGGACCGAGCTGCTCGATTGCGACGCGGCGGTAGAGCTCGGCGTGGAACGTGGCGTAGCGTTGGAGTTCGCGCGGATCCGCGGTGCCGATCGTGAGCGGCTTGCTCTTGGCGGCCTTGCGCACCAGGCTCACCAGCAGACCGCTCGCGTTGCGCACGACCTTCCGCTTCGCCATGTCGATGACCTGGCCGGCGATCGCGTGCACGTCGACCTGCTCGTACTGGAGCGCCAGGCGGTCGACCAGGCCGGGCTCGAACAGGCTCGCGACCTTCACGCGGGCCTCCCCCGTAGCCGACGCAGCTGCTCGTCGCGCTCCTGGGCGGCGCCCTGCTCGGTGCTCACGTCGGCACCGGTGAGCGTGCCTCGAGACGTGGGGATGCCGGACATGATGCCGGCAAGGACCTGGCCTATCGGGGTCGGTCCCGTGCCAGACGGTGCGGCGCTCGATCGATCGGGTTCGGGTGTTCCCTGACGCGAGATATCGCCGGCCGTGCCGGCCTCTGGCGGCCCGACCCGTGTATCGGAGTCAGAATTTGGCACGGAGTAATTCTTAGATTCTTCTTTTAAGGCAGAGGCAGGGCTGACAGTTGAGCGACGGGTCGAGCGACGCTTGAGCGACGCATCAGCGACAGTTGAGCGACCTTCAAGCGACGATTCAGCGACGTTTGAGCGACGTCCCCAACGCATTGCGTTAGTTGCGTTTGCTCCACGCGTCGCTATTTCCCGCCTCTCGATCTGTGCTTTTCGCTCCCGAATTGCTCTCCGTTGAAGCCACGTTCCGTCGTCCCGCACCTGAAATCTCTCCGAAAAAACCTGTCGGTGGGCTGGCCATTCCTCCTCGGTGTACCCCGCCCAGCGCCTCACCTGGTCCTCGGTCATGACCCCTGGGGTTGGGGTCTGGTGCGTGAACGCCAGGACGTCGATATACCCCCCGCGCTCGTCGCGAGACATGCCGCGGGTGTCGACGATCCAGTCGCGCCAGTAGAACTGGCTTGACGGCGCTCGATCTCGGGCCATCAGTGGCCAGCCCGAGCAGTCTGAGCGCGCAACGGGAGCTTGCCCTGCCGCTGCTCGATCGTGACCGTGACGGGGTCCCCCAGGTCGAACGAGTCGGCGTGCTCGCCGGGGACGAAGTACAGGGACCCGCGGATCCCATCGGCGTTGTCGAGCTTCGCGGTGACGACCAGGACCTCGTGGGCCTCGGCGTCCTTGCCCTTACCGACGTCCTTGATCTCCTTCTTGATGATTCTCCCGACGAGCTCCAGATCGGACATGGATAAGCTCCTTTCAGCTGATGGTGGGTGCGGCGTGGTAGGCCCCGTCGCGGCCGTGTGTGGGCCGTGTGGCCCCGATCGCCCGCGGGAGGTCCTGGACATCACGAACGACGAGGGTCAGGGCTCCAGCGGCCTCGAAGCGACGCTGGAGGTCACGCTGGGCACGGGTCCGGACCGCGTTCCCGGTCTTGCACTCGAGCAGGCCCATGCGGCCCGTGGGCGGCAGGCAGATCACGACGTCCGAGAAGCCCTCTTGGCGCTCGTTCGTGTGGAGCTGGACCCTGCCGTCCGCGCACAGCACGGGGATGCCGGTGGTCGATATCGGGACCGCCGGGATCCGGTGGAGCGCGCACCAGTCGAGGCAGGCGTCCACCAGACTCCGGTGGGCGCGCTGGGAGCCTCCGAGGACGCGCTTTAGATCGCGGGCGTGGATGACACGCTGCGGCATCCGGCCTCCCTGGCCCGTGCTTCGTCCATACGTTCGCGCTCAGCCTCGGCGCGGAATCCCTCCTGACGGCAGGCGATGCACTCCCATACCCGGCGGACAGCGTTGAAATACGCCTTGGTGCCGCGCGTGCCGGTCGAGTTCCCCGGCTTACAACGCGGGATCGTCTCCCAGCAGAAGTCGCAGCGCTGTGGAAAGCGCACGTAGCGCACCGGCGTCCACTGCTCGCGGGCGATCACGTTGGCTGCCACAGAACGGCCCCGGAGCCACGAGCGTGCACGCACACGCCCGCCCTCACTTCCCAACGAATACGGCTCCGGGGCTCTCTCACTGGTTCAGCCCGCCGGTGCAGCGGTGCAGCGTGAGGCCGTTGGACGGGCGTGCGACGATCGGTGTGCCGTCGCTGCGCTCGCCGATCTGCAGCAGGACGACGGGCTCCTGGTCGGCGCGCGCCGACTCGCCGACCGTGGCATCGTGAACGATCACGATCGGATCGCCACAGGACGGACAGGCCACAGTCTGGAGCTCGACGCGGTCGCCCTGCTTCTCGAGCTGGACCTGAACCCATGCCTCGCTCCCAAGGCCGAGCGATCCCTGACGCATCCCGAAGGCTCGCATCAGAGCACCTGCAGTCGCGCGTAGACCTCGAGCAGCTGCTCCCGGGTACAGAGCAGCGTCCTCGTGGTCGCGTCGTAGAGCTTGAGGGCCGGATCGGCGAGCGCCGGGTCCGCCGTCCACCAGGTCCCGCTCTTAGGCGGAGCCTGGCGGAGGAGCGTGCGCTCCCCACCGAACGATGACTCGACCTTCGTGGAGAGCTTCGACAGGTCCGCGAACAGGTCGGCGTCGGTACGGTCGGCATCGGGAGCCGGCTCGACGCCGGCATCGTCGGGGGCCGCCTTCCCCTCCGCGCCGGACGCCTGAGCCGACTCCTCGTCGTCGATGCTCAAATCCTCGGCCGCGGTGGCCGGCCGGCTCGCAGTGTTGCGGATCCGCAGGCAGTCCACCATATCCCGGCCGAAGCGGGTCTGCGTCACGAACAGCGTGACCTGCTTCCCGCGCCAGTCCTTCGTCAGCTTCCCGAACATGAGGTTCAGCGCGAGCCGGTTGGTCTTGTTGAGCACCAGCTCGCGGTCCATGCCCTTGAGCTTGAGCGACAGGGCGTTGCGGCGGACCTTGCCGTCCTGGAACTTGAGCCCGTCGTACTTGAGCACGTGCTCGATCGTGACGGTGAGCTCGGTCTTGCCGCGGGCCTGCAGGTCCTCGGACGTGAGCCACGGGGAGTCGTGGGCGATGCCGCTGTGACCCTCGTAGGGCTTTCCGACCTGCCGCTGTTGCTCGTTCATGACGTGACCTCCTGTCGAATGGGTGATGACAACGCACGCGCCAGCGCGATCGTCAGCCGGACGTCGGTCAGCGCCTCGTGGGCGCCCTCGATGGGAATGCCGAAGTACTGACAGAGGGTGGTGAGCTTGAAGTCGCGTGGCCCGTCCCCGGCTGGCGGAGCAAGGCGACTCAGCTCGAGCCGGTTCTCGTCGAACCACCACATCGCCCGCTGCATCGTGTCGCGCACGCGCAGGTCGATCGGGAGCCAGAACGACTCGGCCTTCGCCGCCCGGATGAGCCGCGGCCCGTCGAACGTAGCGGCGTTGTGTCCGATCAACTTCGCGGCCATGTAGGCCCGGCCGGTGCGATGACTCACCAGGCGGACCGAGCGGTGCCGGTCGAGGAACTGGACGAACTGCGACAGCACCAGGCGCCGCGGCGCTGCGTCCTTCCACGCCTCGGGCGAGTAGTGGTTGATCTGCAGAGCCTCGAGGACGGCGTCGTCCGGGTTGAACGCGATCTTCCGCTCGAACGTCTCCAGCTCCGTCCAGGTCTCCTCATCGACCGCGATCGCCGCGAGCTGGATATCCGGGTGCTGCGGCTCGACGCCGCCGGTCTCGAGGTCGAAGAAGACGGCCCGGGGCTTCACGAGGCCACCTCCTCGCCCTCGGGCATCGACTCGAACGCCCGATCGGTGACGGTGGCCATGACGGGGCCCGGGAACATGCCGGGCCAGCGGTCGTCCCGCTCGCAGGCCTCGAGCGTCATCATGAGCTGCTCGTTCCGGACACTCCCGCAGACCAGGGCGGCCTGCTCGAGCTCGAAGACGCCGACGTCGTGGGGCGGCGTCGACTCGACGGCGATGAAATAGAACAGGGGAACCTCGCGCCCGAGCCGGGAGAGGCCGTCCATGTACCAGGCGGCCTTCCGGTGGTAGCCGTAGCGCGTCATCTCGTAGGGGCTGAAGTCGCGCAGCGAGCGCGTCGTCTTGACGTCTGCGACCCAGCCCTCACCCAGTAGGTCGGCGCGGCCGCGGCAGAGGCGCGGCTTGCCGGTCTTCCCGTGAGGCCAGCCCCACCAGAGCATCGTCAGCTCACGCTCGCGCGCCCGCGGCAGCAGCCGGCCCACCCGGGGGTGCGCCGTGATCGAGAGTGCCATGGCCCGGACCTTCTCCATGACGTCGGTCCGGAGCACCGTGAAGCCCCCCTGCTCGATGTCCGCGACCGCGTCCTTGTAGGCCCGGGTCGCGCGCGGCTTAGAGTTGCCGGCGGCGACGTCGAGCGGCTCCAAGACGAAGCGCTTCTCGAACAGCTCGGGCTCGAGCACCGCGGCGTGCAGCGCCGTGCCGAGTGCGAGTGACGGTGATTCCTCCGCCGGCTGGCCGAGCCGCCAGCGGTAGTGAAGCGGACTCACCTCGAGCCACTCGAGTCGGCCCGAGTTCATGGCGTCGAACTTCAGGTACTCGGCCATCGGGACGTCTCGGTAGAAGCCGCCCTCGACGGGATCGGCCAGCACGCGCTCAGTCGTCATGGCTCACCCTCCGCTCCACGAGCTCGCCATTAACGACCTCGTACCACGTGTCCGCCTTGATGCCATCCTCGCCGACGTAGCCCACGGCAACGCGCGGCCGACCTTCGACCTGGTCGCCATCCCACCACGCGATTACGACGCAGCCCTTCTCGCCTGCGCGAGCTCGGCTCTTCAAGCCAAGGCAGGCGGCGATCGAGCACTTGCCGGCGGTGGACGCCGGCGCGCGGTCCCCGGCGGTGGACGCCGGCGCGAGGTACCCGGCGGTGGACGCCGGCGCGCGGTGCCCGGCGGTGGACGCCGGCGCGCGGTACCCGGCGGTGGACGCCGGCGCGAGGTTCCCGGCGGTGGACGCCGGCGCGCGGTCCCCGGCGGTGGACGCCGGCGCGCGGTCCCCGGCGGTGGACGCCGGCGCGAGGTACCCGGCGGTGGACGCCGGCGCGCGGTCCCCGGCGGTGGACGCCGGCGCGCGGTCCCCGGCGGTGGACGCCGGCGCGAGGTCCCCGGCGGTGGACGCCGGCGCGCGGTGCCCGGCGGTGGACGCCGGCGCGCGGTACCCGGCGGTGGACGCCGGCGCGAGGTCCCCGGCGGTGGACGCCGGCGCGCGGTGCCCGGCGGTGGACGCCGGCGCGCGGTACCCGGCGGTGGACGCCGGCGCGAGGTCCCCGGCGGTGGACGCCGCACCCTCCCATGCCTTGCTGTTCATCCGAATATAGGCGGTAGCTCCCACCAGCCCGCGCGCCTGGCCCTGCTGCACGAAGACCAGTTCACCCGTCCGAAACTTAACCTTCGAACCGTCGGGGAACCGCACGAGGTTTTCCGACGAATCCTCAACTTTGTAGATCTGCCACCATGCGAGAGGATCGTCGAGGCGCATCAGCCCGTAATCGCCGAGCCCGTACTCCAGCCCGTGAATGCCGCCGCCGCACTGCGCTCTGCCATCCCAGTCTGGAGCCGTCACAACAGCGCCGACCTCGATCGGATGCTTGAAACCGTTGTAACTACCGCCATCCGCCTCGCATGTGCGCAACACGAGCACCGTCTTCGTCACGCGGCACGCTCCCGGAGCCGGCGGCCCCGCGCATAGGCGTCCTGCATGTTCGTGCTGTGGTTCCCGGCGTAGAGGTGTTGCGGCCGCACACAGGCCGGCGTGTCGCAGTGGTGGCAGATGATCCGGCCCTTCGGGATCCGGCCGTGGAACAGGCGGTAGGCCACGCGGTGCGCGTAATGGACGATGCCGCGGAGCTTGAAGATCCCGTAGCCCTCGCCCATCCGGGCGCGGCGCCAGATCCAGCAGCCGCCGGCCGTGACCCGGACGTGCCGACGCAGGGACTCGCGCGTGAGGATCATGAACGCACCCCCTGCGCGGCGGCCGCGGCGACGGTCCCGTCCTCGATGACGACGGTCGCGCCCTCAGCCTCCACCCGCTCGAGCCAGAGCTGGGTGTCGTACTGGTCCGCGAGCTGCCCCATGAGCTCGAGCGCCTCGCTGTCGAGCAGCGAGGCGTCGCGCACCAACATGACGCGGAGCGACGGATTGAGCGCCGCCCCGATCGCGACCGAGACCCGGAGCTGCTCGGCCGCAGACGCCTGGTCGAACGGCAGGCCGTTGAGCGTGACGCCGCCGTTCACATCGAAGGCGAGCCCCTCAACCGGGAACTGCGCCTCCGCGATCGCCTTCTGCTTGGCGGCGAGGATCCCGTCGATCCGCTCCGTGAGCTTCGCCGACTCGGCCCGCTTTGCCTCGAGTTCGCGCTCGGCGGTCGCGCGAGAACGGTTCTCGCGTACCTTGCGGTTCGTCGCCTCGAGACCAGCCAGGCGCTCGCGGAGCGGCGCCAGGTCGACGTCCACCAGCTTGTCGACGCCCGCCTTCCACTCGGCGACGTTCAGCCGCTGGACCTCGGCACGCTTCTCGTACTCGGCAAGGCTGGCGGTGAGGGTCGCGATCTGCTCGCGGCAGGTCGCGATCGCGTCCTCGGTATCGTGTACGCGCTGGACCAGCTGCTCGGTCTTCTCGCGCGCATCCTTGTGCGAGAGGTTCGTCTCCTGCGCGCGTTCGATCTCGTCGAGCAGCTCGTGCGCCGAGACCTCGAGCTCCGGCGCCTCGTGCTGCGCGGGTATGCCGTCCAGGCGCGCCTTGAGCGCACGCCCCTCGCGGTTCACATCGGTCCGGGCGTTGAACGCCGCGTCGCGCTCCCGGTCGAGCTCGGCGAAGTCCAGACCCACGAGGGCCCGCAGCGTCGCCGCCTGGCCGGCCGGAGCCATGCGTGCGAACTCCAGCGGGTCGAACGACAGGCTGCCGGTCAGGTCGTTGAGCCGGCCCTGCGGCGAGGTGAACCGGGCGCCGTCCTTGGTCTCTACGGTGAGAGTTCCGCCCCCCTCGGCCGTGAAGGTCCGTCTCACGATGAGTTCGCCGAGGTCGCAGGTGACCTCGGCGTGCTTCTCGCCGCGGCGCACCGGTTCCTTGCAGATCAGGTCCTTGCCGCCGAGCGCGTAGGCGATCGAATCGAGCACGGAGCTCTTTCCCTGCCCGTTGCGCCCGCCGACAATGACGACGTTCCCGTCCGGGCGGATCTCGACGGCCCGGATGCGCTTCACGTTCTTGACGACCAGGTCGAGGATCTTCATGGCCGCCCCCGCAGGAGCTCGAGCAGGCCGAGCAGGTCGGTCCACACGAGGGGAGCGACGTGGCCGCCGAAGTAGACGGCGGCCACGAACAGCATGACGGCGATGATGAACTCCCCGGTCGGGCGGGGAGCCCGGTCGGGGTCGAACGATGGGACGTGACGCGAGGGAGCTTTCTGGTCGGACTTCATGGCGACCTCCGATGTCGTCGGTGGCCGCCTGCAGCTGCTCAGATTCTTCGACCTAAACCCTGTCGCTCCTTCGGATTACGCAAGTCAACCCGACTACTGATTATGCGACAGGCCAGGGTCGAAAAAAAGGGACAGCTCAGGCGGCTAGATCGAGTTCCAGCTGCCGAATCCCTTCCAGCCGGAGCGCCTCCTCCCATGGCGCCCGGGACTCGATGAGAACCACCTCCGCGAAGTTCAACCGCACGCGATGCCGGATGTGCATCGGCTTGAGCTCCAGGTTGTGCAGGTCTTCGATCAACCACTTGAGTGCGGCCTGCAATCTCGGGGCTGCTGCTGCCAGGTGCACCGCCCGGATCCTGACGAGCGGGTCGGCTGACCAAATCGGCTGGTCACCCGAGTCGTCCGTCACGATCCACTGCCCTGCTCCATCTCGCCGCGCCCACCATTCTGAGTGTGCTGGTGGGACCATGCGGCGCATTGGCACTGCCATCTACGCCACGCGCTCCCTCGGTACGACCCGCAAGATATCTTCGCGTGCCGCCGAATCCGGAGGTGGTGGTTCCGAGACTGCTTCGAGTGCGGCCTCGATAACCTCCTTCAGATCCTCCAGGTGCGAGACGACGAAGATTCCTACGAACTGAGGACGCCGTGACATCTGGCCCTCCTTCGCTGGCCGCCTTCACTCTGGCCGCCAGCCGCGAGGGACCCTACTCCCGATACTCCACGCGGTGCAATAGCTTTTTTGCCATGCCAGAAATGCGCCGCCGACTGGCCGTCCGCAGCCGACCGATGGATGCCCGGGTCGCGCGGTGCGCCCTGTGAACGACGTCGACCGATACGCCGATCGCTTCGGCGTACAGCTCGACGAACCTTTCCGGTGGATTCTTGATCGTGCCGCGCTCGAAGGCCCCGATCGCCTTGTTCGTGCGGGGGAAGTTGCGGCGCGCGAAGTGACGCACAACGTCTAACGCCGTGAGGGAGCCCGGCGCCGCCTTGCGCAGGAGAGTCAATGGTGTGTGGAGCACGGGCGACACCATAGCGGGCCGCAGCGGCGGGTCAATAGCCTTTCCATAACTCCTACTTCCGCCACGCGTTGAGCCAACCCCCGGGGCGCGGACGGCGGTAGAGATTCTGCGGAGCGCGCACTCCACCCGTGGCGGGTTCCTGTGGTTCCGGAGCGGGTGGCGGTGCGGCCTCCCCCCGTCGACGCGCCCACACCTGCGCGCGATCGCCCAGGCCCCGGATGAACGGCTCGCCCAGGATCTTGAGCGCCGCCAGCGCATACACTTCGAGGTCGAACGCCTCGTTACGGTCACGCTGCTTTTTCCAGATGCGCCCCGTGTGCCCCTTGCTGTAGCGCCAGATCGCCTTCTCGCTCACCAGCTGCTCGCAGTATTCGCGGTCGAGCCCGTTGGGCAGGTGGATGTAGCCGGGGCCCGCGGCGGGGATCCGCAGGCGGGCGAGGATGGTTCCCTTGCCGGTGTCGGTGCAGAGAACGTACAGCGGCGTGCGGTAGCGGTTGTGCCGCGACGGGCGGCCCACCAGCGGCAGCTTGGTTTCCGCGCCGCCCTTGACCGCGAACAGGTGCTGGGTCCACGCGGTGTTTCCGGCAGCGAGCTTGCGTCGGGTGCGAGTGCGACAGAACCGGTAGACCTCGTCCGTGTGGTGTCCGCCGCTGTCAATCGTGACGCATTCGATGCCAACCGCACGCACGCCCGCGGTGGTGAAGGTGCCGCACAGATACTTATCGAGCGCCAGCCACACCGCGTCCTGGGCGGGGTCGCCCAGGAATGCCTCCCACTCGATGAGCCAAGACTCCTCAGCCTCGCCGTAGCCTTTGACGATGGCCTCGAGGCGATCGCCCTGGACGTCGACCGCCGCCACCAACACGCCGACACCGCTCGGCACCTGGGCGTCGTAGCGCTCGAGGCGCGAGTGGAGCGTGTCCACGTCTACCGCTTCTGCGCGTTCCTCCCACGTCTCGCCCAGCACCTCGTTGACGAACGATCGGAGCTCCGACGGATCGGATCGCTTGCGCTCGAACTCGATCGCGCACTCGGCCCACGACTTGAACCCGAACGGGCTGTAGAGGCTCGACAGGTGGTAGCTGCGCGTGTCCCCATCCCCATCGGCAGTCGGCTGCCATTCGCCGTTCGCCAGCATCCACTCTTTGGCTGGCTCCTCGACCCGAGCCCCGCAGGCCCCGCATAGCATGTGCGCGGTACGAGGGGCCCCGTCCTCCCAGCGGATCCGGTGGTGTCCTGGCTCAATCTGACCCACGAAGTCGCGGTAGCCAGACCAGGTCAAGTAGTCGAGCACGCCACAGGTCGGGCAGGGGATGAAATAACGCCGCTGGTCGCCGGCCAGATACTCGCGTTCGATGCGCGAGGCGCCGCGGATTCCCGGGTTGCCCGTGATGTAGACCTTGCGGTTGGGGAAGTTGTTGGTGCACGCCTCGGCGATGGATAGCGCCGACCCCTTGTCCTCGACCGTGTCCGGGTATTCGTCCGCCTCATTCGCGAACAGGTAGCGGATGGGCGTGGACCTGAGCGCGGCGCTGCTGTTGGAACCAGTCAACATCAGCATGCCGCCGGGGAACTCCTTGATGAAGATGTTGTTCCCCGCCGCGCGCGCTGTTGCCACTGGAACGCGGTCGTGGAGCGCCGGGGTCTCCACGAGCATGGGCGTGATGCGCTGTCGGCTGGTCTTCTTCGCCATGTCCACCGACGGCTCGACCAACAGCATCGGCCCCGGGGCGTGGTGGATGACGTAGCCGATCCAGTTCAGGCCGATTTCCGACTTGGCGATCTGCCGGCCGCCCTGAAACACCACCCGCCGGGCGTCCGACACCACCGACAGGGCGTCCATGATCTCGCGGGCGAACGGGAAGCGCGACGTGCGCCATGGGCCGGGCTCTGCGCTCGAGCGACCGGTCAACACCCGGTGCATGTCCGCCCAGGCGCTCACCGTTAAATCCGGCTCCGGCTCGAGGCCCCGCCGGTACGCCTCGAGGTAGACCGCCGCCGCGGACGCCACCTAGAACAGCCGCCGCAGGCCCTCGAGCACCACCTGCGCCGCCCAGAACCCCAGCCCGAACAGTAGCCCGTCGATGAATCGCTGCACCATGTCCCCCCGCTTCACGCCGCCCCCCGCTTGCCCGCGCGCTGCCGCGTGAAGGTCACCACGTACTCGGGCGGCACTTCGCCGATAGGACAGGGTCCGAATTCGTCCGACTCCACCAACAGCGTCAGCACCCCGCCGCCCCGCACCTGGTCTTCTGGCATCTCGACCACCCGGATGATCTCGGCGTCCCGCGGCAGGTTCGAAGTCACCGTCTCCCCTGCCGCCACATGCCGACACTTCAGCATGTCAGATAGGACCGGCAGCGATACCCGGACCCGCACAACCCGCCGCGCCTCAGCCCCCGTCGCCATCCGTGGCGCCCTCCTCCCCGTCGGCCGAATCCATGGCCCCCCGCAAGGCGGCCCGTAAGCACTCCGCCATCAGTCGCCGACACTCCCCCACGTCGCCGGTCGCCGCCATCTGGGCCGCCAGCTGCGCCGGCACCCGCAACACGGCCTCTTTCACCCGCTGCGCGGACTCGAATGCCTGCCGCGCCACCTCGTCCGCCCGCACCAGGATCCCTCGGCGCTCGTCGGCGTCCATCTGGGCCAGCTCGAGGCGCAGCTGCTCGTGCTTGGTTCGTACGGAGTTGAACGTCGGCCCCACCGGAGCCTTGACAGGGGCTGGCCCACCCCTACGCCTGGCCCCGATCGAGGTGCCCTGCCGCTTCGC